GACAAAGTTGGGCTTGTAGTTCATGCCCTTTGCGTCCTTCATCGTCGTCGAGCCGGTGAACTTCACAACCGGCACCTTGTTTGCATTGGCTGCGGCCTGTGATTCATAGACCGTGTAAAGGTCATTGATAGAGGCGCAGATGTGCATGGAGTTGGATGACAATTCGGCAATGCCGCCGAAAGTGTTTTTAGAGAACAGGCGCAGAGAGAAACCGCGCTTTGCATCCGGTGAAGGCTGCGCCGCTGGTGTTGTCAGGTTTAAATCCCATACCCGCACCGGGGCTTGTCCGGTTACAAAGGTGATCCAGCCGGTTTTGATGTTCGGCAGATCGGCAACAAACGAGCCGGGAAGCACTTCGATTTCTTCCCCTTGGTTTGCGCCTTTCATATAGAAGCGGCCTGCTTTGCTGTTCCATTTGATGAATGGGTCGTAGCTTCCGCCTTGTGATCCGATATTAAGAGCCATTTTCGTTTCCTTTTTGCTTTCGCGTTATGCCTGCGACGGGCAGGCGACCGATCCAACCAGGCGGTTGTATTCCTCTAATATCCATTCAGCCGGGCTTTTGCCTTCGACCTTGTATTTTTCAGCGTCGCACATTTTAGCCAGCGCCTTGACCTTGTGCCGGTTGCGCTCCCGCCATGCCGGGAACTCGGCGACCGGCTTAACGGGCAGTAGCAAGCGCGTATGGACATACCAATGATGCGCGTGTTCAACGTCCGCAAAGCGGTAACAGATCAGCGGATTGATCCCGTATTTAATCTGCCCCTGCCTCCGCTCGAACTGGTCGGCAATCTGTGCTGCGTCGTCCTCGGTGACGTATTCAAGCATCGTCATATGCCGGTCATGGCAAGCGTCGAGGTCGATCGCGTCTTTGCAAAAATTCATATCGTCGATAACCTCAATCGTGTAGATACGCGATTGACGGACGAACGCGGGGTCAATGGCGGCGGGAAGGTTCAGGGGCATGATTTATTCCTCCTGATTTTTCAAGCCAAGGGCTTTTAATTTTTCAGTCAAAGCGTCGAATGGACGAATCCCTAAAATCGAATGATAAATAAATTCAAAAGTGGATTTTGAAATTTCATATTTTTCAAAGTTAAACTTTTTATTATGAAAGTCATAATAACCTCTTACCAAGAGAAGATAACCATTAAATCCGCCGATGTAGTCTTTTGAGTCAAATCCAACTTCCCAAGGAAGAATAGCAGAAATAGCATCCGTCGAGACAATCAGGGGAGCCGATTCGTGATTTAAATTATGGACAGATAAGGCATAAGCCTCAGGAATGAAAATCAGGTTGCTCATTTATTTTCTCCTTTTATCCAGTTATCCAGATCGGACTTGTAATAGATGACTTTATGGCTAGGCTTGTAAAAGCGCGGCCCGGCTTCCTTCGCACGCCATGATTCCAGCGTAATTACAGCCTGCTTTAAATAGACAGCGGCTTCCTCAGTGTCGAAAGTTATGTCTGTTTGATCTACCATATCTAGCCTTATAAAAGATTTTCTAGCCGTTGACAAGTTTATTTGTTAAGCCTAAAAATTATTTGTGTCAACAGGGAACGAAAAACAAATGACAAATAATCAATTAAGCCCCGACAAGGCGGCTATGCTCGAACACCTGCGCTTTCTATTTGGCAACCCTGCCGAATACAGCGATGGAAAGATTGAGATAGCCTATACCCCGGCGCATACCGGGGCCGTCAGCAAAGCGGATTTTTTCGATGCTTCGGAATTAGAAAAAGCCGTAGATTTTGCATATCAAATAAACTCTAATGTTGGAGTTAATGTCTATGTCGGCGCGGCTTTACGTGTGCCTGATGTATTCCCCGGCGGCAGGTCATCCGAAAAAGAATATTATGCCAGCGGCTTTATATGGGCCGATCTTGATGACCCCGGCGTTGCCGAAGCGGCCCGGCCATTATATGCGGCGTTGCCGCCGTCAAGGGTTGTCGTTACCGGGCGTGTGCCGCATTTACGGGCGCAAGTCTGGTGGAAGCTGCATGAATATGAAACCGATCCCAAAGCCCTGCGACCATACCTTGCCGCTGCCTGCGCCACATTGCGCGGCGATAGAGCGGTTGTCGATCCGGCCCGCGTCATGCGCCTTGCGGGATCGATTGCATGGCCTAAAAAGGATGGCCGCGTTCCAGAATTAACCGAATTGAAAACCCCGGATCATGCCAGCGTTGCGGTCGATCCGGCGGCTTTTCTAAACGCCTTCCCCGCCGCCGGGCAACCCGGCTCGACACAGGCGGCGGGGGAGACCCATGCCAATGATGACAAGCCCCGCAATCCTTTCAGCGGGCGGCTGAAAATAACCGAATTGCTGGAACGCACCCGCGCCGAAGGCCAGTGGCACGTTAATATGAGGGATGCCATAGCCTCTATGGTTTCCTCCGGCTGGCAGGATGAGGCTATCCGTCTTGCGACCGATCCATACCGGCGCGACAGGTCATTGCAGGATGATATGATAACTCCGCTTATTTATTCCGCCCGGACAAAATGGGCGCGGCCCGATCCTGAGCCGGACGCGCAAGCCGATCCTGAAATGGACCCGGAAACCGGGGAATTTAAACAGGAAACCGGATTGCCTTTGCTCTATGCAGAGGACATTACCCCCATTACCGATACCAGTGATTTCGTAGAGGATATTTTACGCGACGGGGAATTTTCCGTTGTTTATGGCGAGAGTAATTGCGGAAAAACATTTTTCGCACTCGATCTCGCCCTACATGTTGCCTTGGGGATACCGTGGCGCGGGAAAGCGGTCGAACAGGGCGGCGTGATCTATTGCGCCCTTGAGGGCGGACACGGCACAAGAAACCGCATAGCCGCCTTTAAAAAACACCACGGCATAACCGGGCCGATCCCTTTGGCGGTTATTCCTTCAAACCTTAATTTTCTCGATACGCAAGGCGATATGCAGGCGCTGGTCGCCGCCATACAGAAGGCAAAGGCGCGGCTTGGTAATGTTCGCCTGCTCGTCGTCGATACCCTTTCAAGGGCGCTGGCGGGCGGCGACGAAAACAGTTCCGAGGATATGGGCCAGCTTATTATCAATGCCGATATTTTGCGTAATGTTATAAAGACCCATATAAAATTTGTCCACCACTGCGGCAAGGATACAGCCAAAGGCGCACGGGGACATTCCTGCCTGCGGGCCGCCGTCGATACCGAGATTGAGATAAGCCGAACCGATCCAGACAGCCCCAGCCTGATCCGTATCGTCAAGCAGCGCGAAATGGAAATGGTTGAAGATATGTCCTTTAAACTGGAGCGCGTTGTCTTGGGTAAAAATCGCCGGGATAAGGAAGTCACAAGCTGCGTTGTCGTGCCGGTTGAAGTCACCGAGACAAAGCGCGAAGTGAAGATGACCCCGATCCAGAATTTTGTTTATGACGCTCTGGTCGAGGCCCTGATTGATGTCGGCAAGCCCCGCCATATTGTCAAAGACAGCCCCGCCATCGACTGCGTTTCTTATGACGAATTGCGTATTGTTATGGAGAAAAAAGGTTTCCGCGACATAATGGCTACGGAAAATAAAACCACGTCGCAACAGACAAAATCGGCAACACAAACCGCCCGGCTGGCGCTCAAAAAACACGGCAAGATCAATTTTGATGGAACTTGGATATGGTTAATAAATTGAAATATTCAGGTAGGTGGTATGTTGGTATGTGGAGGTATGTAGGGAACCGGACATACCGACATGCTAGGTATGTGGGCAGGGGTTATGCCTTTAGGCATACCCCCCACATACCTAGGGTGTCAAGCGGCAAATTTCAGGTTTCAGGTATGTAGGTATGAAAGTTAATATAATTGAAATGGAAACAATCTTAAAAAGAAAGGTAGCATGGCCTATGTCAAACGAACTCGCGCCGGATGAATACGAAATAAACCGATGGATTAACAAACTGGATGAGGTTGCAATAACGTATACAGCCCGCTGGGGTATTTCCAGATTAGAGCGCCTCGTCAATCCTGCCCTGCAAGCGAAATGGGAACAGCAACTTGCCAAGCTGGACGACGCAATCCAGCGCCGCGACCTTGCACAGGTCCGCGACCTTGCCGATGGCACCATACGCGGCTACAGAGCCTTGGAGGTTGCCGCCGTTGCCGAGGGGCATAAACCTAATCCGGTCGATCAGTGGGACGTTCGCAGCCCCGACACAGGCCGCTGCTACCGTATCTGCAAAACCGTCACCGATGCCCGCGCCGCTGGCGATCACGGCACCGGCACGTATTCGCTTGATGAAATCGCCCGGATACTGGATAAACTGGATTTGTCGCTAAGGAATCCGATTATAGCGCCCGCTGCTCCACAGAACCCCGCCAAGCCGTTTGATTGGAAAAAAGGTGATGAACTGCCGGGAGAATTTTAGAGGCTGTTCAGCAGGCTTTAAAATCGAAAATAGACGGGTTTGCAAAAATATTAAAAAAAGATATAATATGTAATGCCATTTGTTAAAGGCGAAGTTTCAAATCCGCGTGGCAAGCTGCCCGGCACCCTGAATAAAAATAATCAGGAGCTTCGGGACATGATCCTTATGGCGCTATCCAATGTCGGCGGTGTCAGCTATCTTGAGCGGCAGGCTGAAGCCAACCCGGTTGCATTCCTGGGGCTTGTCGGCAAAGTGCTCCCCACAACAATCACAGGCGACCCAAAGCGGCCTATAGGCTTCAAATTCACCATCGAACTTGTAAAGGCAAATCATGGAATGGATGTCATTGACGCCGAGCCAGCGGAACGAGATCACACGGAGGTACATGGCGGAGGGGGAGATGGCTTACTTATCCCGCCAGCCGTTGACAGCGAACCCGTATAGTCGTTATTCTTCAGAGTTCGCATGGTGGTTACGCGGATACGGGAATGCAAGATTTGGAGAAGCCAATGCAGTTCGAGGGTAAGTTCATTCGTGATATTCTCACGCCGTTATCGCGCATAGTCTGCAAGCGCAAAATCAGCACAAGCGAAAAAACCACGATTGCCCGATCCGCCACACGATCAACCTTTAGTAGCCTTGAAAATCTTATGGACTATCTATGGGCGCAGCTTGTAAGCTTGCCGTGTGACGGAAACACTTTGCAATCCACGGCTTAAACTTCCTGAACCGCTTTGGCCCGTATTCGATGGCCCGGCTGAATATCGCGGCGCGTATGGTGGACGCGGCGGCGCAAAGACAATCGCTTTTGCCAACATGGCGATTGCTGAAATCCTCAAGCCAACGCCTAAACCGTGGCATTTTCTCTGTGGCCGTGAACTGCAAAAATCCCTGAAAGACAGCGTATTTTCCGTTATCGCCGCGCAGATTGATGCGCTTGGTGTTGCTGATGCGTTTGATGTGGGCAAGGAGTTTATCCGCTGTAAAAACGGCAATGACTTCCTGTTTTACGGGCTGCGCTCAAACATTGCCGAGGTCAAGGGCCTGCACGGTGTGCGCCGGACGTGGCTTGAGGAAGCGCAGAAAGTCAGTCAGTCGTCGCTTACCTATCTCGTGCCGACCGTCATGCGTGACTTTCCTGATTGCGAAATCTGGGCAACGTGGAACCCGGACGACGAGGACGATCCGATCCACAAGATGTTTGTCACCGATGCCGATGCCAGCGTTAAGTGTGTGAAGATCAATTACACTGACAATCCTTGGTTTCCTGCATCGCTTAACAAAGTCCGCCTGCGCGATCTGAAATTCAACCCGGAACGTTATGACTGGATTTGGAACGGCAATTTCAACGTCAACGCAGAGGGCGCGGTATATGCCAAGTGGATCAATGCGCGTGAGAATGCCGGGGCTTTCGTCAAAGGGCTGTATGACCCCACGTTGCCCGTGCATACCGCATGGGATATAGGCCGTACGGATTACACAACGATCTGGCTGTTTCAGGTGATTCGCGGCGAAATCCGCTGTATTGATTATATCGCCAATAACCGCGAAAACCTTGATTATTACGCGGGCCAGCTATTCGGCTACGAGTTCAAGCCGGATACCATGACGGATAAGGGGAAGGTGCTGTATAAACGCGGCGATGCTATTCCGGGCCTCGAACGCCGCCGCTCCTATCGCTATGGCAAGCATCACGTCCCACATGACGCGATCCACCGCACCTTTGCAGCAGGTGGCCGCTCGGTCATAGAGCAGGGCCTCGATTTCGGTTTGCAGATGCTCTACACGCCCGCATTGCCGCAACAGATGCAAATATCCACGGCACGGAAAACCATTGAACAATGCTGGTTTGATCCTGAAACATGTGCCGATGGCATACGCTGCCTGCGGAAATATCAGTTTGAATTTGATGAACAGCGCCAGCGGTATAAAGATAAACCTAACCATGACGTGTACAGCGATGGCGCGGACAGCTTTGAGCTATTGTCACAAGTCTGGAAATCCCCTATAGTCGAAGTTGCAAAGCCGGAGCCGCGCTATTTTAATGACTTGACGGCTGATGAACTATTCTGGCCAAAGGCGCAGGAACACAGGGAGCGGATATAATGCCTATAGGTAATTTGAACGTCGGCTCTTACACCAATATTTCAGCATCCACTCAAGTTAAATCAGGCCCCGGCGCACTTCTCGGGATTTATGTGGCCAGCGCCTCGAACACACCCACTATCAAGGTTTGGGATTCACTCACGGCGGTTGCGCCCATTCTGGTTAACACCTTTACCCCTTCGGCAGGCACTTGGTACAATATGCCTTTCGCGTTTGCGACGGGCCTTTATGTCACAATCGGCGGAACGGTTGATTGCACCGTGTCATGGGTCTAAATGGCCGAGCAAGCGGAAACTGCCAGTCCTGACGACGAAGCAGCCGGGGAAGTCGCCCGGTGGATAACGGAAATACGCCTATACGACAAAGAGGCCGAAGGCTGGGAAAACCGTTCAAAAAAGATCATCCGCCGCTTTAAAGACGAGCGCAAAACAAATGATGTAAAGCATCGTTTTAATATTCTGTGGTCAAACGTCCAGACGCTTGCCCCGGCGATGTTCGCCAAAAATCCAAAGCCCAATGTAGAACGCCGGTTTCAAGACGATGACGATGTTGGCCGTCTGGCCTCCGAAGCGATAGAGCGCGGCTGTTCCTATTTCATTGATGACAAGTTTTATGACGCAATGGTTGAATGCGTTAAGGATCGTCTATTGCCCGGACGCGGCACGGCATGGGTTCGCTATGTGCCTACGTTTCAAGAGCAGGACGAAGACGGCGAAGTTACTGACGACGCACCATTGCCCGAAGTCTACAGCGAGGAAATTGTTGTCGATTACGTGCATTGGCAGGATTTCGGCTGTAAATGGGGCAGAACGTGGGAAGAAGTCACCGCTGGCTGGCGGCGCGTTTATATGGGCAAGAGCGAATTAAAAAAACGCTTTCCTGATATTTGGGACACAATCCCGCTCGATCACGTTCCCGAAAAGATGAACGATGAAAAGATTGAGGGTGCTGCGAAAAAGGCGACCATCTATGAAATCTGGGACAAGACCAATAAAAAGGCGATCTGGATACATAAGGATGTTAAGAAGCCGCTGGATGAACAGGACGATCCGTTAAAGCTGAAAGATTTCTTCCCGTTCCCGCGTCCGATGTTCGCCACGCTTGCCAATGATACAATTATCCCGGTGCCTGATTATGCTGAATATCAGGATCAGGCGGACGAACTTGACGAACTGACGGCCCGCATAACGCTGCTAACCAAGGCGCTCAAAGTCGCAGGCGTTTACGCTGGCGATGCGGAAGGCATTCAACGCCTGCTTTCCGAAGGCTTGGAAAACAAGATGATCCCGGTTGAAAACTGGGCCATGTACGCTGAAAAAGGCGGCATGAAAGGTATCATGGACTTCCTGCCTATGGGTGAAATCGTCGCGGCACTGACCGCGATGTATGAAGCCCGCGATAAGGTCAAGCATGACCTGTACGAGGTTTCCGGCCTGTCTGACATTCTACGCGGTGATGGCGATGCAAACGAGACAGCAACCGGCGTAAAGACAAAATCACAATTCGGCACGTTGCGGCTTAATTCAATGCAGGGCGAAGTCTCCCGCTTTTGCCGCGATCTTGTGCGGATTATGGCTGAAATTATCTGCACCCATTTTTCAGACGATACGATCAAAAAGCTTTCGGGGCTGAAACTATTCACGGCGCAGGAAAAGCAGCAGATTGCCATGATGGCGCAGTTGCAGGCGCAACAGGCCCAACAGCAGCAGACGGCTGCGCCGCAAGGGCCTCCGCAACAGGGGCAACCGCCCGGTCCTCCTCAAGCCCCCGCAGCCCCGCAGCCGTCTGCACCAGCGCCTATGGACGAGGAAACGCAAGAGCGTATGCAAGATCCTACATGGGAAGAAGTCTTGCAGCTTATGCGCGATGATACCATGCGTTGTTTCCGCATTGATATTGAAACTGATTCGACAATCAAGGCCGATCAGGAAATGGAGCGGCAGACGCGGGTAGAGTTCCTGACAGCAGCGGGCAGCTTTATTCAGCAGGCCGTAACCGTTCCTAACCCTGAATTGCAGCCGCTTCTAATGCAGATGCTTATGTTTGGTGTAAGAGGCTTTCATGTCGGCAAGGATTTGGAAACAGCTT